TATTCAAGTAATATAATTTCATTAATTAAAAATCTAGAAGTATTAAAATCTCCTCAGATTGACTATCTGTTCTACCTAATGGAGGTCTATTATCAACTACTTCAAGCATACCTCTATCTTCCTCTAATTTATTATTCCATTGATCTCTAGTAATACCATATTGTATTTCATCTGGAGTAGCTTTTACTCCAACATATAAACCTACTTGTCTAAATGTTACTCCTACTGGTATAGCTTCTACAGTATCTCTATCTAAAGTAGTCTGTATCATTATAGAAGTATATCCTTCATTTAATGCTATTTCAGAATCCTGTGTTACTGCATAGTATAAACCTTTATAATATACTCCAGTTCTTTTTTGTAAAGTAGTAGGGTTAGGTATTACTTTTGCAAATTTATAGGAATCTACTCTTTGTAATCCTATTAATTCAGTTACTTCTGTCATAGTTTCATCAGGTGTAGGTGGTTCATTTTCATTTTCCCAAGGTGATGTTCTTCCTATAGCTATAAATCTATAAGATAATTCAGTATCAGTCCACTGAATCATTCTACGTTGTCTAGATTTAAGTGTAACAGTTCCAGGCAAAATAATCACTCCTTTCTATTACATATCTGTAATTAAATATATAGTACTATCATTTTTTTCTTCTATACTATCATAATCTGCTTTTGTCATCGCTTTAATATTAAGATTATCTATAGCTTGTTGTTGAGCTATAGATACTGGTTTATTTTCGTCTGAAGTATTATCTACGTTTCCTAAACCTACTTGACTAGCTGTTACGTTATGAGGATTTTCAGTATCGTTTATATGATTTTTAATATCCTCAGTATTTGTAGAAATATCACTAGTTAAATTTTTAAGTATTAATTGTAAATCTGCTTGATTTGTAATATCTCCTATTATATCTCCCCATTCTACAGTACCAGCTGTAGAAACTGAATGCCAATCTTCATTATTAGTAGTATACTCTAGGAAACCATCTTCTGTAGCTCTAATAGCTAATACATCATCTGATATAATAGTCTTAGCTAATTTATTTTCAGCTTTAGTTAATCTAATAGCTATGCCATTAGCTCCATTAACTGTATTAATCAAGTCAGATAAATTATTAGATATGGTAGTAATATCTCCTTTTAAAGAAGTAATATTACTAGTATTAGTAGATACTACTGATACTAGAGTATTAAATTCATTAGTAGATACTTTATTAGATAAAGCTTCTTGTAAATCTTTTTGGTCCGAGATACTACCTTTTATCTTACCCCAACTAGATTCTACAGGAAACCAAGTTCTATTATCAGTTTCAGAACCTTCTTCTAATGTTTCAGTAGTATAATATAATATATCGTTTTCTAATTTAATTTCTTTTAGTTGATTAGATATTATTCTAATATTTAATGCTTTATTGTGAGTTGCGAATTGAGCATCAGTAGCAGTCCAATTAGAATTAGTTTGGTCTACAAATTTCTGACCAGACATTCCAATATATAATAAAGTATAATTCATACCAAAATTTGAACTATTTTGAGTAGTTTCTCCACTTAATGTATCTTCATTAGATACTAGTAATACTCCTACTGGAGTATCTTTTTCTATAGAATTAGTAATCGCTTTTGAAATAATATCCTTATTAGAAGCCATAAATTCAACTCCTTTCTATTAAATATATAATTAACTAGTAATTTAAAATTACTTATATAATATATCATCAGAATTAATAAGTGGTTCTTCTTCTATAAAACCTCTATAATTAGTTAATCCTGGAGTATTTAAAATAAATCCTTCTTGCCAAGGTTCTTTATAATAAGTTAATATTTGTACTCCAGCTATAGGAGCACTATTTACTACAGCATGAGTCAACTGATCTGTTAATACTGAACCTAACTCAGTATACATAAATTTAGTTCCATACTTCTCTATCACAGGGTCATAATTAGAAAATAATAATTGAATCCAGTCATGTATTTTATAAGCATAATCTTCATACATTTTTAAGTGATATACACCTAAAAAAATATAATATGAGAATATTAATCTAGTTCCAGCTAGTTTAGTATCAAAGATAGAATCACGAAGTATCTGACTAAGCTCTGGTATTCTAATTTTTATATCACCGAGGGTACATATTAGGTTCTACTGTTTCTGGACCACCTGAACCATATTCTATTACTTCTACACCTCGTAAATCTGCTGAAGAATAATAGCTATGCTCGTCTTGACCAAAAACCCTAATTAAGTTTTCTAATCCAAATTTAGTACCTCTCCACCTTCTAATCAAACAATATAGCTTTATAGATTCTCTTTGTCCATCTGGAGTTACACCAGTATTCCATCTATATCCTATTATTGTGGATAAAGCTTCTAAATTATCATCTGGGCATCTATCTATATTAATTTCCCAAGGTAGAGTTTTAGACCTCATATATAGGTCTCCAAAAATCATAGCTATCAATTCTATCATTATATTTAAATCATCATCAGTTACAACAGAGGATAAAGTATTTTTTAAATACTTATAAATTTTCTGTCTATATTCTGGAAACAATCTATCATCCATATCTATAAAACCTTGTACCTTTGATATATCTGAAGCCATAAGAACCTCCTTTCTAATATATGTATAGTGCACTAGAATAAAAATCTAGGCACTTTTATATTTAAATAATAAAATTATATTACTAGAATATTAAATTACTCTATTTTGATAATCATGAACATTAACTATAATTTTATCTACTAAATTACCTTCTTCATTTAAGTAATTAGGAATAATATCAATAAATCCTCTTGGAGTAACCTCTATAGCTTCTTCAGGATCTCTAACTTCACAATATCTAATATAATTAAAATTAGTTAATATATCTGCACCTATTACACTAGCAAAGATAGGTTCACCTATTTTAATATTATCTCTAGAATACTTATTTACTATAAAATTCTTTACAGCTGTAGAAGTAGAATTAAAATTAACATCATTTTTATCCATGTATATATCTACTATAATAGTAGGTTGTACTATATCTAATTCGTGATAAGTAACATTTAAAGAAGCCAATCTTCTTTCGTCTATATATTCTCTTAGTTGTTGTCCTTTATCAGTAAGTACTTGATCTTGTTTAAAATATATAGCTATCTTATCTGTATCATTTATAAAATCTCTCCAATTAGTATTTAAAGTAATAGTAATAATATCATTATCCTTATCTATATCAATGTTACAAGCTATTTCATCAGTAACATCTTCTATATTATCTACTACCGGGATTAAATAAGATAATGCTTCATTCCCTGTATCTATTGATGGGATTATATCAGATATATCTGAATAAGTATTAGTTAATCCTTGTAAAGTTATAGTAGAGCCTAATATACTAGACCTAGACATAGTTTCTACTTCTTTAGCTACTTTACTCATATCTTCTATAGTCCAATCAGCTCTATCTTTAATAATAGTATTTCTATATTTTAATAGATAAGAGTCTGATGGGTCATAAGAGTCTGCTTGAGGTAATACATATAGATATACTTTATAATAATCTTGAGGTTGTATTAAACCAGACGCTGGGTCATTATAATCTAATGCTGATATATCTGATATACCTAAAACATTAGTACCTACTTCTTCAAAATCATTAATAGTAACTATAGTATTCATAGTTCTAGCATATTTAGGTAAACTTACTCTCATTTCATCTACAGTTTCTGGGTCATATCCACCTTCTGAAGCAGTATTAGATAAGATATTCATATTAGATTTTTCATCAGAGTTTAATATACTAATTCTAGAAAGAACATTTTTACCTATTCTACCACTTTCTCCTGAACTAATTAAATAATTTATTTTAATTACAGAACCTTGAGTAATTAAGTCAGACCAATAAGATGGTAATTGTATATATAAGTATTTATCTTCAGAAATATGAACACTAAAAGATAAATCACCTGTTACAAACCTAACATCATCTACTCTACTCCAGTCTACTCCATTAATATTTAGTTGAATAGTATTTACTCCTATATAGTAACTAGGTAATACTATTCTACCTAAAGTATCTATATTAGAAATAGAATATGATAAAGTGGTGGGAGTACCTTGATATACTTTTAAGGTAGCTGAGTTATCATATATAGTATAATCTTGTAATGTTGTATACTGAACCTCCATATTAGAATCAGTAAATACAGAATACATTGGTATTATTGTTCCATCTGTAATATCTCTACCAGATACATTAGTAATTTTTAAAGTAGAATAAGCTGACATATAATGTCTAGGTTCATATCCCAATAAAGAAGCTAGGGATATAGCGTTAGCTCTCTCTGTAACTGTTTTTAAATATAGCTCAGATGCTACTTTATCTACTTGATAGTTATTCATATCAGATAAATAAGACATTATTTTTAAAAATACTGTACCTATATCAGCATCAGAAAAATCAGTCCATCTTCCATCAGATAACTGTTCAGCTTGTAATTTTAAATATTCTAATATAGAATAAGCATCTTTTCTATTATATGGTAAAGTAGTTAAATCTGAATCATCTGGTGCCTCTACTACTAATTCATATTGATTAATATATTGATTAATAATTTCTAACATATTAACATCTTTAGTAGTTTCAGCATAATCTTTTAAAGCTATAAGTATTGAGTATGAATTAGTTAAATCTTGTGGTGTTTCTAAAGACATATAATTTCCTCCTTTCGTTTAACTAGCTCTTATAAATTCAAGCATTACAGTATCACCTACATTAGTATTTACTATATTATAAGTAATAGATATTTGTATTGTAAGCTCTTTAAATTTAATATCTACAGATTGTATAGTAACATTAGTATAATAGGATTCCACAGTAGAAGCTACTTCTTGCCTTATTAAAGCTGCTGTAATTTCATTAGCTGGTTCATATAATAAGTCACATAAATTACTTCCAAAAGCAGGGTCGCCTATTTGAGTACCTTTTTTAGTTTCTAATAAGACTTTTAAATTATCATGAAATTTATTTATCGAAGTTAATCTTCTAACTCCACCTAAATTAGTAAGAAGATTTTGTGAAGATGGACCTGAAATTCCAAAAATTATCATTTTGCAAGTACACCTCCAGTCTGATATAGTGAAGTTGCAGAAGGTATTATTATTTGCATATTAGTTTCTAATTCAAACATATCATTTAATCCGTTAGCAGCTAATATTACCCAAGCTAATCTAGCATCACCATACATATTATAAGCTATAATATCTGGTCTATTATGTTCAGCAGCAGATACTATATGTTCCATATCTTCAGAAGTTGAAACTGGAATAATATCATTCTGTCTCATATTTCTTTTTACTAATCTACCATTCGATAAAAGTAGCTCTTCTTTTAAATCATATCTACTTCTCCAAGAAGTAAGACTAGGTACTATTATTTTATCTACATAGGTTTCTGAATACCAAGACCTAGTTAATTTATCTTCACTAACTGACATATTTACACCTCCTAATATAATATATAATCTAACTATTAAACATTTTCTGCATCCTTATATTCTTCTGTAGTTTTCAAATACTCATAATAATCTTCTATATTTTTATTTTCATCATATTCGATGCTTATATAATTTGTGTCTATATAAACATTCATTGATTTATCTTCTTCGGTACTATTATAATAATCAATTTCTTCTTGCCTCTTATCTTCATTTGTGTATGATGCAACTTCTATAATTGTTTGACTATTTGTTATTTTATTTATACTGACTATTCTGTGATAATTTACTACCACACCATTATCTAATTCTATTTCTTTTTGTAATGCCATAATAAACTCCTTTCTATTTATATCCTAATACTTTATATATTTTAAATATACCACCAGAATTTTCAGTCCATTGAGATACTCCAGATGAACTTAATCCAGCTATCATATAAGCAGTTCTTGTTATACTAGTTCCACTTATTACAATTTTATCACCATAAACTTGTAATATATTGGATGATGTATAATGATTCATGGTCAATGACGCATATTTATTATTTGGAGATGATATTTTTACCATATCATAGTCAGTAGCACTTGTAGTATCACTTGACCTTGTATAATATATTTCTAAATAATTAAAATTAGCAGCACTACTACTTAATGTAATAGTTCCATTTGAACCACTTGAATTACTATATAAACTTGTAGGTTTTGCCTGTATTGTTCCTTGATAACAGTAAGTTAAATTCGATGAATTACTACTACTATAAGCTCCGTTCCAATAAGTTAAAAAATCCATCGTAGGCAAGTAAGATCCATTTGTTCCATAATTAGTATGAGTCTTGCTTGAAGAAGTTACGGTTCCTCTATAAGCTGCGGTATTTAATCCTTTAACATTTACTTCTGTAGCTATACCATCTATGTCTACTAGTATCGTTCCATCGGTTGTACCTTCACTTATTACTAAGCTAGAAATTCCATTATATGGTATTATACTAGAAAAAGTATCATCTACATATTTTTTATTAGGAATATCATAATCATCTTTTATTGTTCCATAGTTTTTAGGCATAATTAATTCCTCCCATCTAATTTACTTTAAATATTACTACCTTTATAGCATTTTCACTAGGAGCTACTGAAGTATTAATTGTAATGTAATTATCATCAGATATATAAACATCAGTATAAATTTCTTCATTACTAGTATTATCATATAATCTAACTATTATATTTTTTGAATTTAAGTTATGCTCTATTTTAAAACTAGTAGAGCTACCATCACCTATATTAGACTGATAA